AAAGTTTAATAAATGAACCGAACCAGCAATGAAGTTTACATATTGTTACCATGCCGAAGGGTACGTTTTGCGCTGCCTACCCTTCTGCTTTTATTACAAATTATCAGCGCAAAATGCATGGTAACGGTTTGGCTAAGTTTAGTGCGTGAATTGCTAGCAAAAGTTGATACGAGAACGAAATTATAAATTACTAAATAGTGAACGAAAATGAAAAGCAAAAGTGAAATTTTAGAACAACAAGAAAATGCACAAGGAAATAAAATTACTGAATACATTGGAAAAGATGGCTATGTATGGCAGATGATTTTAAATGCAATGGAAGAATATGCACAGCAGCAAGTGAACGTGGCTTCTACGAGCCAAGACAAAGCATTAAATTTAGCTGGTGTTAGCGGTAGTGCTACGCCAAAGTATGATTGTGACGAGTGTATGTTATACCCTTGTATCTACCAGACAATAGGTAAAGAGTTTAATGACAGGAAACTTAAATATAATTTATGCGGTGATAAAGTTGTAAAAAAGCCACTATAGCATTACCGTTAACGGTTGGTGTTTGTTTAGTTTGCCAACCGAACTGATACGAAATTAATTTGAAATACTAACTTATAAATTTACGAGCGATGGCAAAGTCACGTAATAGAAAAGAACATAAAGAGAAACTTGCAAAAAGGCAGAAAGAAAAAAGACAACGATTAAGTACCAATAGAAAAGAAATGGTACAAGCTGGGTTGTTTGGAATGTTTATGGCTTCATTAGAAAACGAGCGAAAGGAATTACCATGATTAAAGAGCGCAAATTAAATAAACACGTTGTTAACGGTAGTGCTTGCTCCCATAATCCAATGAATGAAAAACTTGGATATATAGCATGGCATGAGTGGGCAGACCGTAAAACAAGGCAGGGACATAAGCAGAAGCAATGCCCTATATGTGGAAAGTGGTACTTTAAATGTGAATGGTAGCATTACCGTTAACGGTGTTGTAGATGTAATTTAAAATTAACACACTATGAGTCAACTAATTAGCAATAAAAGTATTTCAGAATCTGCAAAATTTAAAATAGAATATGATGAGCTATTGCAAAAAGTAAAAAATAGATGGCACGGTAGTTTTGCAGAATACATAGAAATATCAGAAAGCAAGGTATCCAGGATATTAAATAGCAAGCAATTTGATATTCTTACTCTATTGGAAACGGCGTCTATATGTGGATATGGTTATAACTTTAACTTTAATAAAAGAAATATAAATTATGAGTAAACCTACAATTGCTTCAGTAGTAAAAGAGGTATCGAAGAATAAGCCTACTAATACTACACAAATGCATAAAGAAATTAAAAGAAGATATCCAGAAATGGATGTATCAATAAAAGACCTTAGTAATTTTCTGTATAGAGAATATTATGATGAAGATTATGAAAGATGTATAAGTATTAAAAACTTTTATTAATGAATTTTACAATAGAAGAATTTATCTCATTACAATTAACTCCAAATGAATATATATTGCTTTATTCTTTTGTTATAGAAGATACTATAACTACAGAATATTTATTTGAATTGTGGGGAGATTTTGGTAAAAAAGTAAATCTATTAAGTTTAGAAAAACATGGTTATATAAAGATAACAACTGAAGATTTTTCTTGGATACCTCGTCAAAAATTACTATCTTTGCGTGACAAAATTAATCCTGAACCAGATTTTGAAGAATTTTGGAATAAGTATCATGAAATCACAGGATTAAAGAAAACAGATTTGCAAGCTACTATTAAATACTGGAAAAAACTTACTAAAAATGAAAGGCAAAAGGCTGTGGAGAATATATCAAATTATTATGATAGTCTTCCTATTTATTCTACTGGTAGACCTGTTAAGAAAGCTAGGACTTATTTAGGAGATAAGAATTTTAATGATGAATTTGAAGTAATAGAAACAAGAAATAGTTTAAATGAAATGAAATAAATGAGCGGAATGAGTTTTAGTGCTCCTTGTCCTAATTGCGGTAAGGATGCAGATATATATAATGATTGGAAACCATTTGATTATTCTAGTATAACATGTATACATTGTGGATTACAAATATATCCTACAAATAGTTATATGACATTGGAAGAATTAAATGAATATAGAGGAGAATTAGATTTAGAACCTCTTGATAAACTTCCAGAGCAATCAGATAATATTTGGTAATATGTTAGTATGTGAAAAATGTAAAGGAACTAATATTGAAAGAAAAGTATGGGCAGATGCTAATTCAGATGAAGTACTAGATGCTGTATCTGATGGAGACGAAATTGAAGATAATTGGTGTAGAGATTGTGAAGAACACGTTTTTTTCAATGATGTAAACGAAGATGAGTGAAAGATTAGAGAGATACAGGAAAGCTAAACAAGATAGATTAGAAGGGAAGTTTAATGGTGCTCCTTTATTTTATTCTTTCCCTCGTCTAGGAGAAGATGTTCCTGTAGTTCCAAGAGGTAAGCAATTAATGATTCTTGGTGGCTCAGGAACTGGCAAGAGCCAATCATGGATAGGATTAGTATTAATGCCTATATATAATCTTATTAAAAATAAAGGTTATAAAGCTAAATTCCATGTTTTTCTTTTAGAAGATCCTTTAGAGTTATTTGAAGATAGATTATTTTGTAGAGTATTATATCTTAAATCTGGTAAAAAGATTCAAATAGATCCTCTTGAATTAAATTCTATGAAGAAAACTCTAATAGGATCTGATGTAGAATCTTTATTTGAAGAAGTTAATGCAGTTGTAGAAGATATCCTTAGTTATTGTACAGTATATACTTCGATATATAATGCTACAGGTATTTATAAAACTTTAAGAACTGTATCAGGTGAATTAGGTGAGCATGTATGGGAAACCAGGGATTTTACTTATAAAAAATCTGATGGTAGTACATATACAGAACCCACAAGCGTTTATAAAGAATATATACCAAATGATTCAGAACTTCATAATATAGCAATTATTGATAATTTAAATAATTTTAGCGAAGAGTTTGATAAGAAAGCTAATAGACAATTATCAGTAAGAGAATGTATGAATAGATGGGCTAGAGATTATGGTAGATTACAAATTACTAAACATTGGAATTGGACTACTGTTAGTATTGTGCAAAGTGCTATGGAATCTGATAGACAACAATTTGACTTAATGAGAGGTAAACAAATTATAGAAAAAGTTGAGCCTAATTTAAGTTCTCTTGGTGAAAGTAAGGTTATAGCAAGAGATATGCATCTTATTCTAGCTTTATTTAGTCCAGCTAGATTTGGTATTGAAGCTTATGAAGGATATGATATTACAAGACTGAAAGATAAATTTAGAGCATTATTGGTTCTTAAATCTAATTTTGGTATATCTAATATTAAGTTTCCATTATATTTTAATGGAGCAGTAACTTATTATGAAGAATTACCTAAGACAAATGAAATAAATTATAAATTATATGAATAGAGATTATTATAAGGTATTACTAGTAAGCCAATCTGGTAAAGGAAAAACTTATAGTTTTAGAAACATGAATCCTGAAACTACAGGATTTGTTAATAGTGAAAATCAACCATTACCTTTTAAGAATAAATTTAAATATCATTCCAGACCTACATCAATGGCAGAGACTAAAGCTATACTTAAGAGTTATGCAGATAATCCTGAAATTGATTGTATAGTATTTGATAGTTTAAGTTCTTATCTAGATATGGTTTTGGGAGAAGCAAGAGCTACAAAGAGAGGATTTGATGTATGGAATATGTATAATGAAGAAGTAGGTAAACTATTTAATTTTATTAAGAAGATTAATAAAGAAGTATTTATTACTGCTCATTATGAATGGATTCAAGATGAAGGTGGGGCTAAAGAAAGAAGGATTAAGACAAAAGGTAAAGAATGGGAAGGATGGATTGAAAAAGAATTTGTTGTGGTATTATATGCAGATAAAATTATTGATCCTAATACAAAAAAAGTAGATGCATGGTTTGATTTGGCATTAGATAATTCAAGTGCTAAATGTCCACCAGATTTATTTGGCCCAGAAGTATATAAAATCCCTAATGACTGTAAAATAGTATTTGATGCAATTCAAGAATTTGTAAAATAATAAAACATAAAATATGAGTATTAGCTTTGGAATCCCTAAAAGGGAAGTAATAAATAAAGAGAGGTATCCTGATACTCCTGTATTAACAATGGAGTTAGTTCAGGATAAAGGATTTAATAGGAGATTTAGTCTTAATCAAAGAGCTTTGGAGCTATTAGATATAATTCCGGGAACAAGTAATGTAGTATTTGCTTTTGATACAGATACTAATAGAATATACATTACTAAGATGATTTCCAGCGAATCTGTAATGGTAGGTAAGAATCAAGCTTTTTCTAATAAAAAATATTATGAATATATCGGTAATATGAAAAAGTTAGATTTATCTCAAGATACTTATTTTGAGTTAAAAGAACCTATTGATATTATGGGACATAAATCATATGAATTAGTACAATTAGAAAAAGATTTGGATTTTCAAGAAGAGTTAAATCCTGTTGTGTCTAAAGAGATTGAACACTTAATTGAAACAGAGCAAGAGAATAATTATGTGCCTGAAGAAGATATACCTTTTGAGCCACATGGACACACTTGGAATGGATAATTAAATAATAATAAATAAAAATATAATAAAATGGCAGTAGTAACAAGTAATACAGCAACAGCAAGCACAGTAAAAGATTTTAAATTTTGGACAGGTGTAATTCCGTATAAAGTAGTAGCAGTTAATCCTAATTTAGCAGAACTGAAAAAATTAGGTATTGATTATTTAAAAGAAGAACCAGAATATATTTCTAAACAAAATTTTGGGAATGGAGATGTAGTTAATTCTATTGTAGACTTTTGGGTACAATCAGTTCAAGGCCCGGATGTTCCTGAAGATTTAGATATTTTAACAAACATTAGGTTTAGGATTAATCACGAACAATGGAAAGGAACTAATTCTGGTAAAGTACAATTTATTAATAAATATGGAAGGGTTGCATGGGCAGATAGTATTGAAGCATTAAATGAAAACGGATTTTATATTAATGAAGAATCTCGCCCTGCTCATAGAGGAGAAGAAGAACTTCATAAATTTCTCTTTGCGTGGTTAAATATGACTTATGATACTAAAGAGAAAAAATATGATGCATGTCTTTTAGATGCTTCTAAAATTATTGATAGAAACTTTAGTGAATTAAAAGCTATTGTTACAGGAGCTAAAGAATATATAGTTAAAATTCTTACTGGAGTTCAAGTAAGTGAAAAGGACGGTAAAGTTAGATATTATCAAACTTTGTATAACCAAATGTTCCTGAAACATAATCAAGTATCTACTAATAGGATGGAAGAATATATTAGTAGGGATGATTTTACTGCATTTAGTACAGCTAACAGACCAATTCATTATTCTTTTGAAATAAGGGAATTTAATAAATCAGTTAAACCTGACGAAGATCCTCAAATGCAGGATTATAAAGAGAACGAATCTGAATTTTAGATAATATGATTAAAGCTGGTACACCTATTTTAATTAGTAGAAAAAATCTATTAGATTATATTCCTGAAGACGATATAGCCTTTAGGTATATTACAGGTTTTAATGGAATAGGAACCTTCTTTAAATCAGAATTTAGGAGTGAGAAAGACCCAAGTAGTAAAGTCTTTGTAGGTGAAAAGGGAAATCTAATGTTTAAAGATTTTGGTGATCCTAATTTACCTAAAGCATTAACAATCATTCAATATGTACAATACAAATATAATTTAGATTATCAAGCTGCCATAAATAAAATAGCTATAGACTTTGGACTTATAGAAGGAGATAACGGTGTCATAAACAGAATAGTTAATGTTGGAAAAGGTAAGATTAAGAGGGAGTATAAAGCTCCCTCTGATCTTATTATTAAAATTAAAAAAAGAGATTGGACTAAAAGAGATATATGGTATTGGAATCAATATTATATTCCTATAGAAATGTTAGAAAGAAATAATATTAAGTCTATATCTCATGTTTTTACAGATAGTTATCCACCTATAGAATTTACTAAAGATCATCTTGCTTTTAGTTATGATTATTATTGGCATAAAAATATATTTAGAAGAAAAATATATCAACCTGAAAGTAAAGGCTATAAATGGAGATCTAATGTTGACTATACAATAGTTCAAAATTATCCTAATATTCCTAAAAAAGGAGATAAATTATATATACAATCAAGTTATAAGGATTGCATGGTAATGGAAAGATTAGGATATTATGCTATAGCTCCTAATAAAGAAGGAAGCTGGTTTCCATTAGAATATTGGGAAAAATTAAGAGAAAGATTTAAAACTATAATTATTTATTGGAATAATGATTGGGAAAAAACACCTAATCCAGGTTTAGAATATGCTAAGAATTTTAGTAAACAATTTAATCTTCCTTTTATTTATAATCCTAATGGAGAACCTTCTGATATATCAGATTTTGTTAAGAAATATAACTTAGAAACAGGTAGAGACTTAATAAGAAGTTTAAAATTAAATTATGAGTAAAGAATTATATGAAAATACATTAATAGAAATAGCAAAAGAATTAAGAGTTAAAGAAATAATTGAATTAGATGATAGTATTTTTTCTGCTAAGGCTGGAGACTTTGTTGTAAATAATCATTGGCAATATGGTTTTATAAAAGATACATATCCTTTAGATTCTGATATTAGAGTAAATATAGATGATCGTATAGAAATTTCTTGCACTGGAGAACATGGTTATGATACATTATGTATAAATGGATATAAATTGTGTAAGATAATAGAGTAGAATTATGAAAAAGATTAAAACTGCTGAAGAATATACACAATGGTTTTTCAAAAATCCTGAATTTACACCAGTTTACAGAAACCCTACAGATATAACAAAATTGGTAGAAAAGGTACAAATTGAAATGCTAGAATATGCTGTTAATAAGGCTGCTAATAATTCTAGAACTATGGATGATCCTTATTCTTATACTGGTAACACTGGTTCAGAATATCCACCAGATATTATTGTAGATAAACAATCTATTCTAAAAACAATAGATGAAATTAAGAAAGAATTATAATGGAAAGATTACTTGAATATAAGATACTACCTCTTCCAAACGGAGAGTATATACAGATAAAATTTGAAGAGGAAGGAATAACTTATGACAGATTTGAAGGAAGGAATAACTTATGACAGATTTGACAAAAATAATGAGTTATTAGAAGCATATGGTTATGATTTTTATTGGGAACTTAAGAATATTAACGAATGAATAGATACTTAGCTTGTTTTATAATAGAGGAAGAAGGTAAATTAGTAAAGAAAACTCAAATGTTAACTTCTGATGAAGATAATATAGTAAGAGGAGAATTTGATGTTCTTAATCAATTGAGTGAAAAGTATGACTTACCTAATGTATATGTAGATAGAGATGAAGAAAATCCTATCAAAGGAGTATTATATATTCATCCTAAGAGAGAGAATAAAACTACATCATTATGTGATTTAGATGAAGAATATTGGGAGAAGATAGAATATGAAGGACTTAATATTTATAGAAGGTAGTTTTCCGTCTTTTAAAAATTCTAAACAATATGTGGGTGGTAGATTAATAATGTCTAAAACTGTACAGAAGTATCTAAAGAACTATGAATATCAATGGAGAATAATTCCACCATCATTTAGTCTATTAGATTCTTCGGATTATCCTATATTGGTGGGAATACATTTTGTTAGAGGGACTAAACATAGATATGACTTTCATAATGGAGTTCAAGGTGTGGCAGATATGTTAGTTAAACATAACTGGATACCTGATGATAGTATGTTTTATTTCTTTCCTGTACCACTAGAATTAGATAAAAAATATTTTTCTTACTCTAAAGATAGACCTGGAGTGTATATTAAAATATTAAATACTAAATTAAATGAATAAAAAATTATTAGAAATAGCAATTAAGTATATTGAAAAAGGATATTCTTGCGAAGCTTTAAGATGCGGAGATGATTTATATGATGCTTCTGTTGAAGATATAGAAACATGTATGTCTTATTATGATGAAGTACAAGAGAATGGAACTAAATGGGCATATAAACAACTAAGAGATGAATAAGAATATAACTTTAATTGATGCAGATAGTTTATGTTTTTTAGGTTCTAAAGAAGATACTTTACAACAAATAATTGAAAAAGTAGAATATAAGATTAATATGATCTTAGAAGAAACTAAAGCAGATTACTATGTATTATTTGTAAGTAAAGGTAAATATTTTAGACACAATCTAAAAGATAAAACTGAAGAAACTGGTACTTATAAGTCTAATAGAAGATATATTAGTCAGAATTATAATAAAGTAATTAAGGAATACTTAATATCTCAACATCAAGCTGTATACTATCTTAATGCTGAAGCAGATGATGGAATAATATATTGGATGAATAAAAAGATATCTATTCATACAGATGAAGATGATATTCTATTAAGAGGATTGTTTTATTCTTTTACAGAAAATTCATCTATAGACAACGTAGTAGATCCAACTCCTCATTCTGATACAAATCTAACTTTAGCTTCAATAGATAAAGATTTATTACAAAGTATTCCAGGAAAACACCTTAATTACAATAAGAAAGTAGCTCCAGATGTATGGGAAATGCAATGGATAGAAACTTCAAAAGATGAAGCTGAAGAATTTATCTGGAAGCAGATGTTAATGGGAGATAATAGTGATGGTGTCAAAGGTATTCCAAAAGTAGGGCCAGTTAAAGCTTCTGCAATATTAGAAGATGAGGGAGAACCTTATCAGAATCTTGTATTAAGGGAATATATAAATTATTTTGGAATGTCACAAGGTATTTATGAATTCCAAAAGAATTATCGTTTGTTGCATCTATTAGATTGTGATGAAGATTGGGCGAGAGAAGTAGGTTATATACCACAATTACCAACTTTTTTAGAAGTAGATAAAGAAAAATCTATAGAAGTAAACTTTGAATAAATGAAATATAAAAATGTAATTACATATCAATATTCTATTCTAAATACAAACCAGAATATTGATTATGAGAATAGAGATAAAGAATAATATATATGCAAAACTAGATAATGGAAATTTAAGAGGATTTACATTATCTACTAATTCAAATGATATAATATTAAAAAGAGGAGAAGATTATGAAATAATAACAATTATAATAGAAGATGTATATATTTTAAAAGTAGGAGATACTATAAAAGTTAATGATATTAACTATAAAATAAATAAAATAAGGCAAGATGATAGAAATATTTTTTATCTGATTCAAGAAAGAGCTACTAAAACCTCTCAATTTATAATGCCAATACTAGGATATAATTATGAATATTTTGATTTTAAAGAAACCTTTTATAATAGTTATATTAGTAGTAATTATCATTCTATTTATTTAGTGTATAAATTTTCAAGTTCTCAGGAATATTTACAATTAGAAGAAAGATTACAAAAACATCCTAAATTTGTAAGTATAATTGATCCTGATCCTAGTATAGTAGTATTTGAATTTGAATTAGATGAAAACTATTGGAAAGATATAGATAACATCATAGAAGGAAGATATAGTAATATATCTCCAACATTGAAAACAAAGATATGTCTATTCCATAAATTTGATGTAAATAGCAAAACTTTTAAAGTATTATATAGAGTAAAAACATTAAGACAAGAAATGAATAATATATATAATTTTGATATTCCTTCTGATATTGATCTGATGAGTAAACCTATAATAGAAAATGAATTATGGAATTTAGAAAATACTTTAGCCCAGATTGGTACGAAGTCCTTGAACCCTATGTAGAATCCAGGGACTTTCATAATATTGCTGTAAAGATAGCTAGTGAAAGAAAGTTTAATGTAATATTACCACCTCAAGGATCAGATTTATTTTTAAAGATATTTAGAGAAGTTCCTTATAATAATGTTAAAGTTGTTATATTAGGACAAGATCCTTATCATGGAGACGGACAGTTTGATGGATTAGCTTTTAGTAATTCAACATTAGACTTTCCGCAACCATCTTTATCTAATATATTGGAAGAAGTAGAGAATGATATCTATGATGGATTTAATTTAGATAGAATAAATAATTTTAGTCTATATCCTTGGGCAGAACAAGGAGTATTTTTAGTTAATGTAGCTCATACAGTTATTAAAGGTAAACCTGCTAGTCATATGAGGTATTGGAAGAGATTTACAGATGAAGTAGTTAAAGCTTTAAATAAGAGAGATGATATAGTATGGTTAATGTGGGGAAGGTTTGCTCAAAATTATGATATATTTATCAATAATCCTACTCATCATATAATTAAAACTTCTCATCCTAGTCCTCTTGGAGTAAGTAAAGAAGCACCAATATCTTTTAGAGATTCTAAATGTTTTAGTAAATGCAATCAATTTTTAAAAGAAAAAAACATAAAAGAAATAGTATGGTAAAGAAATATAAATTAATAAAAAAATATCCTACATCACCTAAAACAGGAACAATAATTCAAGATGCTGGTAACAATCAATGGTATATAGGAGAAACAAAAAAATTAACAGAATATGCACCTCGTATAATAGGAATGAAACCCGCTGAATATCCAGAATTTTGGGAGGAAGTAAAAGAGAAAGATTATGAGATACTAGAAATAGATGGTTATAGTGGACACTATATATTAAATCCAACTACAGGATTTATGACATATAAAGGACAAGGAATAGGAAGTTATACGGCAGAATACTATCTCAATTCTAAATATCCTCATCATATTCATTCTATCAAACGTCTAAGTGATGGTGAAGTATTTACTATTGGAGATAAAATCCAAAATTTTATTGAAGAACACAATATCATAAATACTATAGTAACTTTTAAGAGAACTGAAAACTCTTTATGGATTAGTGTAGGTAAAAGAGCAGGTTGTTTATTAGACAAAGCAATTAAAGCTAAACTTCCTTTATTTATAACTGAAGATAAGGTAGATGTTTATGAGGGAGATACTTGTGTTGAGGTAAGATTAGATAATTATAATCTTCATGAATATAGATGTTGGCAAAAATATTATGGTGAAAACGGTATACCTTTAATAGGAAAATTAATGTTTTCAACTAAAGAAGCTGCTGAAAGATGGATAGATGAAAATAAACCTAAGTATAGTAAGAAGGATATAGGAAGAATGGTTAATTCTTTAGCAGAAGAGTTATATCAAGAAATAAGAGATTATAGAAATGTTGACAGAATAAGTCTAGAGTCCTTTGGATTAACTAAACTTATAAATTTAATTTATAATGATGAAACCTGATTATTGTAGATGGTGTGGAAGTGAAAAGTTTTTATTTGTACCAAATAATATAGTTTTTAATCCAGACCTGAATATTGATGAGAAGATAGATACATATGTTTGTACAGCGTGTAAAACAATACATGCAAACAATTCAGATTTCTCTTTTATGCAAAGAGAAATTGATACAAATAAATTATTACAGAGAACAGAAACAAATATAACAATTGATTAATTAATAATAAAAATTTTAAATTTAAAATTATGGCAAAAGTAACAGTATTTAGTACTAAAGGAAAAAAAAGATTTGTAGTAGAAACAGAAGCAAATACTTGGGGAGAATTGAAAGAAGCATTAGTAGCAGAAGATGTTGAAGTAAAAGATATGAAAGCTATTGTTGGTGAAACACAAACAACTTTAGAATCTTCAGCAGCAGTTCTTCCTAAAGGATTAACTCAAGCAGGTGAAGTTACCAAAGATTTTACTTTGTTCTTAACTCCAGTTAAGGTTAAGAGTGGTTGTTCAGTTGATGTAGAAAGTATGTCTTATAAAGAATGTAAAGAATATATTAAAGTTGCTTTTATAACAGAACCTGAAGCTGCTAAAGAACATTTTGGTAACTATACTATTATGGGAACTAGTCAAATGAGGGCTCTTATTCAAACTTGGGTTGAATTTGAAGATCATAGTTCAACTGATGAAGTAACTGCTCTGGAATTGATTGATGCTACAGTTGCAAATCTTCAAGTGTTACGAATTAAAGTTGCTGAAGGAACAGTAGCACCAGAAAAAGTAGTTGATGAGATTCAATTACTTGATGATTGGTATACTGAGATTGCAGCAAATATGTAATTTCTTAATAATAATAATTTAAAGGAGAGACTTAGTTCTCTCCTTTTTAACTATTTAGCTATGATACTCACAAAAGATAAAGACAAATTTTATAAAAGAATAATAAATGTAATTTCTAAGAATCATAGAATAAAATTACTTATTGAAGCTTTAAATGAAGTATATCCTGATAGATGGGATATACAAATAGGAGAG